GCCCGGGCCGGCGGCGGGGGGCCGGTATCCCGGGCGGTGGCCCGCCGCATGTGGGTGGGCACGCGCCATGTGGAGCTCTACGACGAGCTGGTCGCCCTGGCCGGCCGCTGGCAGGCCCGTCACCTGGTGGTGGACGCGACCGGGGTGGGGGCCGGGTTGGCCTCCTTCCTCGGCCGCGCCCTGCCGGGGCGGGTGATCCCCTTCACCTTCACCGCCGCCAGCAAGTCCAAACTGGGCTGGGACTTCCTGGCCCTGGCGGACTCCGGCCGCTGGCAGGAGGCCGCCGTCCCCGAGACCGCCGCGCCGCCCGAGTGCGTGGAAAGCGATTACGCCCGGCTCTCGGCGCTGTTCTTCCGCCAGCTGGCCGCCTGCCAGTACCAGGCCCTTCCCGGCCCCGGGCGGGCACTGCGCTGGGGCGTGCCCGACGGCGCGCGCGACCCGCTCAGCGGCGAGCGCCTGCGCGACGACCTGGTGCTCTCGGCGGCGCTGGTCACCGTGCTGGACGGGCTGAGCTGGTCTGCCGGGCGGCCGGCGGCGGTGCTGCGCGCGCCGGACCCGCTCGAAGAGATGGACCGCGGCTGGTGACCCCGGCAGCATCGAATATCAGCAAAGGAGGGCACATGACTCTTCAATCCTGGATCAACCGGCTGGCAGGCAGAGGGCGGGCGAGGCTCGCCAGCCAGCCGGCCATCATCGACCCGGACTTCTACGACCTGCCCGGCGGGCCCGCCGCTCAGCGCGACCGGCCGGGGTGGGACCGGGAGGNNCCGCCCTGCCGGGCGGGCCCGCCGCTCAGCGCGACCGGCCGGTGTGGGACCGGGAGGAGATCCTGCGGCAGGCGCTGGAGGCCTGGCAGTCGAACCCGCTGGCACGGCGCATCGTCGAGCTGACCACGCAGTACGTGACCGGCGGCGGACTGACCATCACCAGCCCCGACCCAGCCGCGCAGGAGTTCCTGCGCCAGTGGTGGAATCACCCGCTCAACCAGGGCGAGGTGCGCGCCGCCGAGTGGTGCGACGAGCTCAGCCGGGCCGGCGAAGTGTTCTTCCTGGTCAGCACCGATGCGGCCGGGATGAGCTACCTGCGGGCGGTGCCGGCCGCGCAGGTCTCGGAGGTGCTCACCGCCGGCAACGACCTGCAGCAGGAGACCGGCTACCGCCTGCGCCCGCTGCGGCCCGAGGACGGGCCCGAGGGACGCGTCTGGCCGGCTTACGACCCGGCCGCCGACCGGCCCGGGGCGGACGGGCGCTTCCCGGTGGTGATGGTGCACTACGCCGTCAACCGCCCGGTGGGCGCGCTGCGCGGAGAGAGCGACCTGGCCCCCCTGCTGCGCTGGCTGAGCCGCTACGCCGCCTGGCTGGAGGACCGCGCCCGGCTGAACCGCTTCCGCACCGCTTTCCTCTACGTGGTGCGCACCCGCTTCACCAGCGAGGCCGAGCGCCAGGCCCGCCAGGCGGCCCTGCAGGCCAGCCCGCCCACACCCGGCTCCATCCTGGTCACCGACGAGAGCGAGTCCTGGGAGGTGATCAACCCGCAGCTGGCCTCGGACGAGGCGGCCAGCGACGGCCTGGCGCTGAAGAAGATGATCGCCGCCGGGGCCGGGCTGCCGCTGCACTTCCTGGCCGAACCGGAATCGGCCACCCGCACCACGGCCGAATCCTCCGGCGGGCCGGCCTTCCGCCGCCTGGAGCAGCGCCAGCGCTTCTTCTGCTGGATGGTGGCCGACCTGGCCCGGCTGGCCCTGCGCCGCCGCGCCGCGCTGGACCCGGCCCTGGCCCGATCCGCCGAGGCCCGGGTGGAGGTGTACGGGGCCGACCTCTCGCCGCGCGACAACCGCGACCTGGCCGCCGCGGCCGCCGAAATCGCCTCGGCGCTGGCCCCGCTGCACGCCGGCGGGCTGCTGCCGCCCGGGGAGCTGCTGCGGCTGGTGTACCGCTTCGCCGGGGAGGCGGTCGACGTGGAGGCGGTGCTCCGGCAGGCGCGGGAGAAGTCCAACAGTCAAACCAACCCCAAGGAGAGCCTATGAACCAACCTCACCGCACCGCCCTCACGCTTGAGGGCACCCCGCTGGAAGGCGGGGCGTTCGAAATCCTGGCCATCACCGCCGGGGAAGCCAACGGCTGGCAGTTCGGCGCGGAGGCGCTGCGCGAGTCGCTGCCGCTGTGGGACGGGGTGGAGTGCTACATCGATCACCCCGCTCCCGGACAGGCCCCCTCGCTGCGCGACCTGGCCGGGCTGTGCGCCGGCCCGGTCTGGGACGAAGAGCGCCAGGGTATCCGCCTGCGCCTGACGCCCCGCGGGCCGAGCGGTCCGCTGCTGCAGGCCGTCGGTCGCGAGCTGCTGGCCGGCGGCCGCCAGCCGAAGGTGGGCTTTTCGGCCGACCTGCTGTTCACCGCAAACGGCAGCCGGGTGGAGCGCGTGCTGCGCGTCTATTCCGTGGACCTGGTGTGCAACCCGGCCCGCGGCGGGGCCTTCCTGCGCGCGCTCAACCAGCTGCAGCCAACTCAATCATCACAGGGAGGAACGCAAATGGACTCAACCGAAACCCGTGTCAATGAACAGGCCGCTCCGGACCAGACCCCGGAGCGCGAGACGGCGCTGAGCCAGCGGCTGCTGGAGGCCGCCCTGGCCGGCGCTCACCTGCCCGCCCCGGCTGCCGAGCTGGTGCGCGAGCAGTTCGCCGGGCGCTCCTTCGACCCGGGCGAGCTGGACGCCGCCATCGCCGCGCAGCGCCGCCTGGTGGGCGCGCTGACCGCCGCCGGTTCGGTGCAGGGGCTGCCGCCTTCCGGGCAGGTCAGCGGCGTGTACGACTCCGCCGACCAGATCCAGGCCGCGCTGCACGACCTGCTGGGGGCGCCGCGGCCCGCCGGGCTGGAAGGGGTGCACGCCGCACGGCTGAGCGGCATCCGCGAGCTGTACACCCGCATGACCGGCGACCCGACTTTCTCGGGCCGGGTGGAGCGCGACCGCCTGGCCACCAGCGCCGACCTGCCCGAGCTGCTGCGCAATGCGCTCAACAGGCTGGTGCTGGTGCAGTGGGAGGAGCTGGGCCGCGCCGGCTACCGCTGGTGGGAGCCGGTGGTGCAGGTGGAGCACTTCAACAGCCTGCAGGAGATCAGCGGCGTGCTGGTCGGCGAGGTCAGCGAGCTGCCCACCGTGGCCGAAGGTGCGCCCTACCCGCCGCTGGACGTGGTCGACTCGGCCGAGACCGGCCAGTGGGTCAAGTACGGCGGCTACATCGGGCTGACGCTGGAGATGTTCGAGCGCGACCAGACGCACAAGCTGCGCCAGTACCCGCGCAAGCTGGCCTCGGCCGCGCTGCGGCGCATCTCCGCCCTGGTCGGTTCGGTGTTCGCCGGGGCGGGGCCGCAGATGTCGGACGGGCTGCCTGTCTTCCACGCCGGGCACGGCAACACCGCCCCGCTGGCGCTCGACCCGGCCGGGTGGGAGCAGGCCTGCCAGGCCATCTACAACCAGCCGCTGCTGGCGCCGGGGCCGGGCGGCCCGCTGCTGGCGCTGGACGCGCGCTACTGCGTCGTGCCGCGGGCGCTGCGCCTGCCCGCCATGCAGGTGCTCTATCCGGCCTTCTCTCACGAGGCCAACATCTTCTCGGAGAACCTGCAGCGCGGCGAGATGGGCGACGTGATCACCTGCCCGGAGATGACCGCCCCGGACGAATGGGTGGCCGTGGCCGACCCGCGCCTGGCCCCGGCGGTGATCGTGGGCGAGCGCTTCGGGCTGATGCCCGAGATCTACGTGGCCGACCAGCCCACCGGCGGGGCGCTGTTCACCCATGACGAGATCCGCATGAAGGTGCGCCACTGGGTGAGCGTGTTTGTGGCCGATTACCGGCCGCTGTTCAAGGCCGCGCAGGCCTAGTTATCCACAGTTTGGGCTCAGTTATCCACAGTTGGGGATAACTGCCTCGCCTGGTTCGGGGGGCGCGCCTTCTTCAGGGAGACCTGCCCCCCGGACCGGGGACGCATCCCCCTGCGGAAGGCCTTTCCGCACCTGGACAAATTGATTTGCAAGGAGGTTGACATGACCATTTCGGAACAGCTGTGCCGCGTGCTGCGCTCGCGCAAGTTCTGGGCGCTGGTCGCCGCGCTGGTGGCCGCCCTGGCCGGCTACGCCACCGGCGAGATCACCGTCTGGCAGGCGCTGCAGGCCGTGATCGCGGCGCTGGCGGTCTACTCCACCGGCGTGGCGCTGGAAGACAGCCGCCGCGAGGAGCGCGATTCGCGATGAGCACGGCGGAGCACCTGCGTGACCGGGTGCGGGCTGTCGTGGCGGACGCCGGGGGCAGCCTGTACGAGGTCAGCCTGCTGGACGAGGGCCTGCGCCGCGCCCTGGAGCGCCTGAACGAGGCCGCCGGGGCGGAGTGGACCGTCTCCGGGCTGGACGGGGCGGCGGAGACCAGCCTGCCGGCCGCCGAGCAGGCCTGGCTGGGGGCCTGGCTGGTGGTCGGGGCGGCCGCCTACGCGGTGGAAGCCCGCGCCCTGCAGCGCGTGGAGCGCTTCGACCTCAACCCCGGGGTGCCGGCCGCGCTGCTCAACTGGGCGGTGCGCCAGCGCGAGGAGTTTTTCGCCGGGCTGGAGGGAGTGCGCCGCCGCTGGCTGGGCCGCGCCGTCCCCTACGGCCCCTGGGAAGAATGAGCTGGCCGGCCCGCGGGGTGGGCAGAGGGGGCATCCCGCGGGCCGGGCATCTGCTATCGATCAAGGAGGACCCGCACATGCATACCTGCTATCTGCAATCCGGCTCGCTGCGGGCGCACCTGGCCGGTCCGGGGGTGGTCCCGCCGCTGCGGGCCTGCCGCCGGGGCCAGCTGAAGCCGCTGCCTGGCGGCGAAGAAGTGGAGGAAACCTTTGACCTGGCCCTGGAAGGCCCGGGGGATTTCGACCGCCTGGCGCTGGACCTGGAGCAGCTGCTCACCCGGGCGCGCCTGGGGACGGAATGCTGGCTCTGGCTGGGGCTGGAGGCGGACGCGCCGCTGCACCGCGCCCCGGTCACCGGCGGCCGCCTGACCTGGCTGGCGCGGGACGCGCTCAGCGCCGGCCTGCGGCTGACACTGCGCCGGGCGGATTACTGGGAGGGCGGCGAGCGGACNNAGGGGCCGCAGCGGGTGACCTGGGCGTGCAACTGGGTGGCATTCACCCCGCCGCCGGGCGGCTCGCTGGAAACCGGGCTGTGCCTGGAGGCGTTCAACGACCGGCCGGGGGCGCTGCCGCTGGCGCAGCTGCTGGCCTTCACCGGGCGCGAGGCCTGGGCCGGCGGCGCGCCCGTCTGGGAGGGCGAGGAGGGGCTGCCCGGCCCCAACGTGGACGCCTACACCTACCAGGCCCCGGCCTTTTCGGGCGGGCACTACCGCTCCTTCCAGTGGAGCACGGCCGGGCCGGTGCTGGCGGCGAAGTTTGCCCTCACCGGGCTGAGCGAGGCGCTCTTCAGCGGCGAGCCCTGCCGCGCGGCGCTGGCGCTGGTGGTGCCGCCGGCCGCGGGGCTGCGGCTGTGGTGGCGGCTGACCTCGGATACCGGGGTGGAGCTGGCCGCCAGCATCCCCGCCTGGGCCGATCCGCAGCGCCGGCTGCAGGTGCTGGCCCCGCTGGCCTGCCCGGAGCCTCCGGAGGGCGGCTGGTCCACCGGCTGGCTGGAGCTGTGGGCCGAGGCCTCGGCGCTGCCGGCCACCCTGCCGCTGGA